CGGCATACAGTTTACCATAATGCATTTGAGATGCATTAACACGAGCACTAACTCGTATAGTCATCCTAACAAAACGAAAATTTGAAATTTTACGAGCAATAGCAGGAATTGTAAAAAGAGAATGAGCTACAGGAATAACAGCAATTTTATTATTAGTATCTTGAGCAGAAGTCCATCTAAAAGAGTCAATTACATAAGGACGTTTAAGTACAGCCATCAAATCTGGTTGTTCATAAGAAGTAAAATGATGTTGATCAGCAAGTGGATTAGCTGTAGTATCTATAAATTTGGAGGATTGATCATTAAAATTAGTAACACCTTGAACTTCACCTTCACTTTGATTAACAATATTTACAGCATTTACAGTAGAGTCTAAAGCAAATTGATTCATAGCGACATTAGTCTCAGGTTGATTAATATGATTAGGAGAATTATACATGAATTGGCGATCAGAGCCCAACAAAGTACTGCCAATACTAGGTTGGTTGTTTTTCATATCCATAGAGCAGGAGGAATTAGAAATTGGAGTTGTCATAAATGAGGTTATTTGTTGATGAGATTCTGAACAATTTCGTCGAATTTACCATTTTTCGCAGTTTCGCGACACTCTTGGTACATTGTCGGGCGGAGTGGCAACTTGGCGTCCCGACATGCGTTCTCAAGAACACATCTGAAATCATTCCATTCTTTCTCAGAGTAGTGAGCCATCTCAATACTAGCCGAGTGTGCAGCTTGTATCAAGTTATCCAACTTCTTTCTGTAATAATAGAGAGAATTATGGATCGTCGTTTGACTCAACGGCGCATAAGTCCAGCCTTGGTGAATGCGAAATTTTCGTTGAAGAAAGACAATATCCGAACTAAGTAAGTGTCGGTATGAGTCGCCCTCCCCAGGTTTCAGGATAACTCCATATTGTGCCTGGTTCTCAGCAATTTTCTTGAGAGAAAACGTATCTTTCACTTTCTCGGTAATTGAAAACACATTATCGTCTCCGTAGCAGCAAAACGAAACATTTTGATCAAATTCATAAAGCATGGCCTCAGGATGAAGCTCGAAGAATGAGTATCTAATCAGAAACGAATTGACCAAAGAGTTGATATATGTCGTCAATGCACATCCGCTTGGGTTTCCGTGTCCAATCCAGTAAAGCACATTTCCAGCAATCCGGTAGTTACACCAGCTCAGCTGAAACAATTTAGTCCGCATTTCCTTATCAAACGTAGAGTAATCATCAAACTGTTGATAAAACTTTTCGATCACATGTTGCACATACATTGTAGCTTCATATGGAAGAGTCTTGTCATAGCGAGAATAATCACCCGTATATCTGATGGGGTATCTGTGAATTTTCCGGTATACAGCAGCCCAGTCTTCAGAGTGTGGATTCACTCCAACCATACATTCCTCCCTCTTATCCGCGATAGACGTACAGAATAAAAGAAAGTATTTACGCACCAGAACGTTGTAGTCCCAAGGACACACATTGAAAACACGCGATTTCCCAATCGCGACCTTTTCAAAAGGCAGAGTCTCATCTTTAAGGCAATCCATCATAACAATGTTTTTGACTTCGCCAGATTCAATCTGTCTTTCATAGTTATCAAGGTGTGGAATCGTTCCTTCTCTAGCGACAATGTCACCAGATTCAGTCGTTTCGAAAAAGTCAGTTTTCTTCTTTTTCTCCAGAACGTACGGATATCCAGCTGATGTTGAAAGGTCCAGTTTTGAGGGGTGTTCCGCAGGTCCGTTAAAAGTTTCATGCCAGTCCAGTTTTCCATTTTTCCGATTGTGTTCACATGTAGGAACATAAACCGCCTCCATACTACACAACGCTTTACGCGCTGTTGCAGGATCGAGAGTTTTCTGTCTCGTAATGTGCAGAGCCGCTAAAGCTTGATACATAGGCCATACTCGATCGCCAACTTCGTTGACAAAAGAGGATAACCTAGCAGGCGCCTTACACACATCGTTCCACAAATTGTAGAGCGGAGATTTTCTTAACTTGGTTTGGTTCGGTACATGTACTTGGTAACTACCGTGAGTAACGCCAATAGCAG